CTCTTCCGACTCGGCGGTTTCATAGCACCCATATTCTCTTTTATCGATTCCTAGTATATAGTAGATGATATAGGCAACTCCAATAAGAAGAAGCACTATCGACCAGATAACGCTCCATGTAGGATCATTCAGATTTTCGTGGGGTCTCAGAATCAGGTTCACGATAAAATGGTTCCCAATGTTGCCATCCATATTTATGAACTAGATTCATACCAATGATGGGAACTACTACTAACATGAGGGAAAGGATACCTATACCCCATGGACTTTCCATTGTATGTCTAACAAATAAAATCATTCTGACATCACCGATAAGATAAAAAGAAATACCCCAAAGAAACAAGCACCACTAATAATTAGTAGTGGAACATATTCACCCAGGGTATGCATGACCCAATCCCCAATAGATAAAAAATGCGATTGATCCGAAAACAATTACTGAACTAATTGCGGTGTGGCGGTCCATCATCGGGAAAATCCTTACCTAAACTATCTAGGCGTTCGGACCATGTTACACCCCCCTCTTCACCTTTACATGGGTTAATACAGTCTTCATTTCCTAACGTATTGCAGACAAGTCCAGCAAGGTCTAATTCATTTCCCATTGCACCTGTCGCCCAATAGTGCTGTCCGTTAATCCAGACTGCCCCACATTTTTTACACTCCTTTCTTTCGAGTGATAGATCAGAAACTTCTTTGTTAGTCATCTTTAATTCCCCAGTGATACTTCCATGGTGGTGTACGTGGTATAGCAAGATCTTTCTGTAATTTCAATAACATTGGATACATTTTGATTCGTATAGTTATATGACGAATCTTTAAGTCCAGAAAGTAAAAAAGTCGCATAGTGGACTCCCATCCAGCATACGCGACACACAATGCAAATGCACTCAATATCAAATAAAATCCTAGCAATTCCAAGCCCTCAGTGATTTATTGATTCTGCTATCGGGATCGCTAGCAGTTTTTTTAGATGTCAACTTTCTTTTCATACCTTTCATTCTTGCACAGAAGGATGTCCTTCTGGAATTTCCAACCTTCTTGCTTGGTGCTTTTAGATCAGAACCAGGATTTTCTCTTTCATAGGACTTACGTCCTTTTTCGTTAAGTCCACCTGACTCAGACTTACCCGACTTTTTTGTCCAAGCAGCACCTTCTGTCTGTACATGCATATCTTGCTTTTCGTCTTTCTTCTGCACTGCCTTCATTTGGAGTTGCAGTTTCTGACGATTGAGCATCAGTTGCTTGCGTTGAAGTTGCTGCTTTTTATTAGCAACAGCGTCTTCCTTCAATGCCTTTTCCTCACATGTCTTATCGACACAGGTCATGCATTTATTGCAATACTTCTTGCCCTCGGGACAATTCTTTGCCTCATTAAGATACTGCTTGAAAGTAATCATCTTGGTTTCTTCGGACAATTGTTTTCGTGCTTGTCGATCCATGTCTTAGGACGTTGATGTCCCTTGGGGGAGGTAAGACCACAATACTGGCACTTGTACGTGCCATTAGCGAGTTGTTCAGCCATAATGGAAAGATCCTTTGTTAGTTTTCTTTGGCAGTTTACCGCTTCTTACTTTGGTTCCAGATGTTTCACCGTAACCTTCGGGATGTTTACCTGCCTTTGTTTTACCGATGGAGTCAGACTTTGCCTTACTACCTTTTTCAGTATAGTGTAGTTTAGCAGACTTGTCCTTATCTTTGGTAATCACGGATTCTTGACCATGCTTACGACCAAGACGACGCATCACTTTACCGAAACGACGCTTGGACATATTATCAGGTTTTGAAGTCTGGTAAGAAACTTCACGTCCTGTTTCACCACTACCGTACTTATACTCACCGACACCTTTCTTGTGACCGATGCCATGTTTTTTGAGATCCTTCTCTAAGTTCTTACGGCCTTCCCTGTTCTTTTTCTCATCATCACCACGGTCAGCAGAAATATGTCCAGTAACCTGAGACTTAGACTTCTGCATCATACGAGCAGTGCGATTGCCTTCTTCGAGGAATTGCTTGAAGGACTTACCTTCAACTTCTTCCTTACGCATCTTTGATGCTTGCTGACGTTTACCATACTGCATATACGATTCGCCAGGACGAAGTTTTTTGGGATCTTCCTTAGGTTTGGATGCAGCAGCACGATCTTCACGAGCACGCTGGTTAGCACCAGGACCACCCAACTTTCTATCCTTTTCAGGATCGGGATGCCAGAAGTCAGCACGCTCTTCTAATTTTGCTTTACGCTTTGCTTTTGTCTTGGCAAGGATTCTTGCACGAGCATCATCCTGTTCCTTCTTAGGAATAGCAGTAACAGCACCTACCTTCTGGTCAACATCACCAGGAGCATAACCTTCATTCTTTTTCTTAGGTTCGTAGATAGCACCGTGACCATGCTTCTTACGAATCTCTGCCTTTACGATGTCCAGAGCGGAGGGACCATCTTTCTTTTGAGGTTTGGGTTGCGAACCACCAGATCTAGCAACGTAAGGTTTGCTGCGAGGACGGAATGTACCACGTTCCATCTGACGATCTTTCATCCGATCGTAGTCTTCCTCGTTGATAAATTCTTCTTTCTTCATTGGTAAACCTTTGTGTTTAGTGGAAGCAAAATCTTTGGCGTCTTTCTTCTTCATGCTGGCAGCAACTTCGGCAACCTCAGGTGATGCCGCCTGCCCAGTCTTCTGAGCACGTCTGACCATACCCATGAAACGTTGTTGCTTGATCGACTTAGCAGGCATGTCATCAACCAGTTACTTGGACTTCGTTGACATACATGGTCATACCATTATTGGTATCACCCTTTGCCTGAATCTTGATGCTGTTAGCAACAGTAGCGGCACCTGCAAAAGCAGCACTGGCAGACTGGTCGGAGTCAATGGTGATAGTTGTGTTAGTTACAGCAGTAACCTCAACATGAGTTACGTTGTAAGCAGCAGTATCACCACCTGTGAGAGTAACGTAATCACCAACCACAAAAGGATGAGCGGGAGTGCCACCGCCACCAACAGTCAGGACACAGGGATCAGCAGCAGTAGCAGCAATGATGTTTGCCCTCTTGGGTTTGGCAAGTTTGAAGATTTCAGCACCATTGACAGGCATATGGATCACCTGATCCGTCGCTACATTAGGAGCACCACCCCATGCAAAGTGATTGCTATGCGAATCAACATTGATAAATCTGTATATTCCAGTTTTTACTGTATATGCAGCAGTTGTTTGAGCAGTATCACTATTATCAGTGAGACTACCCATATCCTGCACGGGTGTTGTTACATTCGATGACATGGTGATTGATTACTCCTACTATGTTATTTATCTTGTTGTTGTTTTAGAAACTTGGCGAGATCAGCAGTGCTACCAACAAACATAGTGTTATTAGTGGTATTAACTTCCTTGGTAGATCCCTTAGGATTCTCAATGTCAGCAACTTTCTTTTGGAGATCAACCAGTTTGTCAGCAACGTCACCGACGTGCTTGATTAACTGACCAGCGACCTCATATGCACGGGGTTGATCAGACTCCTGTGCTAGTTCTAGGATACCATCAACTGCTTCCTGACCTTTTTCGATCAGTGAATACAAGTTACCACGGGTATACTCATAGTCTTTCTTCAACTGTTCTTTTGTTGAAGTAGGTGGTTCCTCTGGTGTAACGATCTCTGCCTTTTCTGCGGGGACAATATCTGTCTCCACGTCCATAGCATCTTCGATACCATTAAATTTATTCGTCGATTCCTGTTGTGGGGTTCCGTGAGAGTCCATCTGTCCATTCCGATTTAATTTCATTGAATCCAAAATCATCATCACTATCAACAAAAGCATGATCTGTTGCATTGATCAAATGCACACTTGCACCATTGAGGTGTGATGCTGCTGTTGTATCGTTCCATGCGCGAATGACAAAAACTTGTGTTCCATCAATCTTCGCAATACGAACAACTTCATCATCAATCTGAATGTTTGTATTAACACTCAGACCAGATGCGCTAGCAACATTGATAATTCCATCATTATCATCTGCTGCCGATGCTAGTGTTGTCACTGCATCTTCATTTCTATCTGTAAGAGAGGTGGGAGTAACTGTATATCGTACTTCTCTTGGCGCAGTCTTGACTGCATCGGTAGCGTAATCCACGATTGCTTTCGTAATCATTTCGCCAGACTTATCCTGAACAGGACCATACAGGAATGTCTTTGCCGTAAACTGCAACGTATAGATCAGTGTACGACGTGTGTCGTAGTCTCCTTCATATTGATCATTATATGAGATGTCAGTAAGGGTTACGGGATAGTCTCTTTTTTCACCTAGTTCTGGCACCAGATTCATGGTGATATTGAAACTTGGTTGGAAGAATGGTAAAATCTGTTCTAAAATTTGTAGAGCATCATCTTGGTTCTTGCTCAGGATAGAAAGTTCAAAATTAATGTTATAGGGAATTGGCATAAATGCCCTATTCAAAGTACCACTATCCGTGGTATTTCTGATATACTGTGTGGGTGATACTTTACGAGTAGGATCATAAGTAATCGCTTGAATTTCAAACGCCAGTCTCGGCAATGAAATCTGTGCCTGATCCTTAGTAGACAGATCCCCAAGTTGACGCAGACGTGCTAAAAACTTATCCTTGGGACCATATGCCAAAGGCACCTTCATCACTTCCGTTTTACTACCTTGGGAGCGACGAATTTCGATATTATTAAATAGTGTGCCAAAAGCAACCACGGTCTTTTTAATAATACCGTGATATGAATAAGTTCCTAACATTAGATTGTGCTCCCTTGGTCGCCAAACTCACCAAACGGATTGACTTCCGTAAAGTCAATAATTTGATCCGCTTCGTATTCGATGGCGTAATTCTGATCGTATTCAGAGTTCAAATTATTTATAGTGTTATAAGTTTGAGTAGTCCAAACAGCAAGACTAGTTGCACCAGTGTAGGTTTCACCAGAAGAGAATCTACCAGATCTATTGATCACAACTAATTTTCTAGTATCGGCATCCCAAGACTTAACTTCTGCCGTGGTATTAGTAACAGATCCTGTTACAGTCTCACCAACTGTAAAGTCTCCTGATCCACCCTCAGCAAAAATAATACCAACAGCATTGGCAAAGTTTTGTTCCAATGCATCAACTTCTGCTACACCAGTATCAATATCCTCATCGCTGTACTCGAACAGTTCGCAACGTAGACCCCAGGTATAAATTTTACCTAACTGGAAAAATGGTTGTTCGTGTTCTACATATTGAATCTGAAAAGTCTTACCCACCATAGGGAAGTGAATCAAGTCACCCTCATTGGGACGACCCTCAACAATCAGAGTAGCATTATCATCTACTGCTGCTGTAAAACGTCGTTTAGAAATAATGAAGGTAACTTGATCTTGAATTCTGACACCAAACTTTGAGAAAATATCACCG